CTAGCGTAACAAATAACATATTCAATAATGGCTTGTATCATTTATTTTTACTTCTGATTATAGGTTTCCAACTATTAGTTTTCTTATTTTGAATATTTGTTTTTATTGGTTCAGACATTAAAAATTTTTGAGCATCATCAATTCTGTCGCGTAATTCTGCACTTATTTCCTCACTGCTCCATCCAATTAAAAATGTTTTATTTTCCATAAACAGTCTTTAAAATTAACTCACAATAATGAATAGCTTTCTTTACATCATCAGCGCCATTTTTAGCATGATGTCTTGAAATATATTTCACCACGTTACCTTCAAGAAAAGTCAGATTGTTAGTCGTAATAAATTCTACAGGCTGAATCTTCATATCTTTGTAATGATTTCCACCAATTTGTTTTTGTAATGGTGCAAATTTTGCTTCTTGCTTTTTAAGAGCTTTATAAAAATCACCTTCTTCATTTTCTCTTGCCATCTCTGTCATACCATCACTCACAGGTTTATCCTTTCCAGCTATAAATTTCTCATAGAATACTCTAGTCATAATGTAATCCCTCATTGCCATTAGAGCCAACTACATCCATCCGTTTTTCATCTTGTTCAGTCCACCAATCTGGGTCTTTATCCAATGCAGTTTGAAGCATAGTAATAAATCCTCGCTCTATTAAATAGCGTTTAGCAGCTTCATCCATTTCAATTTCACACAATGCACTGCCATCTTCATTTTCTTTAAAGCAATTGACGGTAATAATCATTTGTTTTTAGCCTCCCTGGCATCCCTAATACTTTCAGCTTGCACAAAGTGTGATACCATCCAAGCATATTTGCCAAGTTCAGTCCATTCAGACTCAATCACATTTAAGTTAAAACGTAACGCCAAGTTTTTACCCAGCGTTGTGTAGTATTTATTGTCAAGGTCTTCCATCTTGAACTCCATAATAAGCAAGAATTACATCAGTAGCTTTTAAAACTTCTTGGCAATCTAAAATATCTTCTTCCATTATTGCCATTTCAATATTAAGAAGCAAATCTTCACGCAATCCTTCCATCATTGATACAAAAATTTTATCTGATAATTCGCTATGACCAATTGTAAATTCAATTTTCATTTTAACTCCATAGAAGCGTGTTTTACGAAGTTATTTGGGTGCAGTCTGTACTTTGCATCTAATTCAAATTTTATGCGCTCTACGGCAGCGTAGCGAGCGTTTAACGCATCTTCTGGTGGTGGTGATAGACGTCTAAAGTCATCAATTAATCCATCAGCGTAATAAGTAATAGTTAAAGCTTTCATTTTCATCTCCTAAAAGTGGATGGGCTACTAACGCTGGTTGATAGATTTTTGCACAATATATCATGGCCTGTCGACGGCTAATTAGCGCTTTTGCCCATTTTCGTTAAAACGGATTACATCAAAACGGGATATCCGATTCAATTTCTTCCGTTACTTGTGTCTTTGGTACAAATGTATCAGCAGACGCTACAAAGCTAATATATTTACCATTAGCGCCTTCACGCTCCCATCCTGCAAGTTGTAATTTACCACCTGCTGCAATGATTGCATCTAGCGTATCTGTATCAAGTGTAATGTTGACACGATAGTCTGGAGCTTTGTCTGATTTCTTATCTTTAACTTTGTTAAGAAAACCGCTATTAAAATATACTTTCTTTTCAGCCATGTTATTTTCCTTCTTTAAATTTTTTCAAGGCACTTCTTGTTTGACTACTTAATAAGCTCCAAACTGCTGTTTTTTGGTCATTATCTAATGATACTAGAGTGGCCGTTGCAGAGTTTAAAGCTCCTTCTCTTACTTCTGTGGTAATGCTGTCACTTAATTCATAAATAATATCTTTATCTTCTTTGCTAAATCCATCTAATGCACCAGCTAAAGGAGTTACAGCTTGAGGTGCTTGTACAACATCTTCTTCAGGAATGTCCTCACCTGCATAAATATATAACCCAATACCATGTAACGCAATAGCTTTGGCAAGACACCGCTGCATTGTCGTATTGACAGACATTGCATCAGGATTTTGAATAGCTTTGTTGCGAAAGTCCAGGCAAGGTAGTTGAGCAGTCATTTCTTTACCAAAAGCTTTGACTGTGCAGAACACCATGAGGGTTTCACCGAAGCGTACGGGTTCACCGTATGACCATGTAGCCGCAGAATCGAGTTGTAATAGCTGGTCGACTGCCCATGCCCATGAGAGATAGGATAATCCATTTTTCTTTTCGATGTGTTCATTTACGTTTACCTTTCTTAATTCAGCGTAGTTCATTTTAAACTCCAATAAATTTGTGCCATTAAAATAATTGGAAATAAAACATAACCTACAGTTATTACTCCTCCAATTGGTTTTCCATCAAAAAAATTTACAGACCAATCACAAACTTTTATTGCAGTCCAAATCCAAAAAAGAAAAAATAAAAATACAATAATAATCATTCGTCAATTGCCTCCATGTTTGCCACAATAATCACATTAAGCTCGTTGTATAAGCCCAATGCTTTAATTAATGGTAATACATCAACACCCATAAAGAAAGCTGTTCTAGCTTCTGCACGTGGTTCCGTTAAAGCTTCCAAGTCACCAAAGTATGCGTAAGTTGGTTGTTCATAATCATATTCAACTTCTAAAGTCACACCATCTTCCAAATTCAAATGCGTAATCATTTTGCACGTTCCTCCATCATGTGGTCTGCAATTTTATAAGCTTCTTGCCAAGGAAACTGAATCCGATTGGCGATTAAAGCTGATAAAGCATACATTGCAATAACATCTCGTAAAGTTGCTTCTGTGTTTAAAATTTGTTCACTCATTTCCATTTCTCCAAAATAACCCAAGCGTGACCCATTTTAATGGCGTTTAATTTGCCTTTGATACATAGCTGGCGAACCCACCTGCCAGATTTTCCCATCTGTGCTGCTATTTCTTCTACTGTATACACTTAATTCTCCTATTCCAAGTTTGGTATTATACATTACTCCTCCATCTCGTCAAAGTGATTTTCACCACAACATTCAAGACTATCGCCTTTAGGTTCACCGCAATATATGCAACCTATGTAAGTATCTTTTTCAATTTCTAAAATTTGTAGTTCTGACATAACTTGCACTTCAAACATTGCCTGGCACATTATTCCATCTCCTCAACAAGTTCAACAGAAGCTTCATACATTGCACGCATAAGTGCTTTTGTAAACAATAACAAATCAGCATCGGCTTTATCTTTAGCTTCTTGCTTGTAAGCGTGTTGTCGAGCAATATAAGATTTAAACATAGCACGTAATGTTGTTTGTGTTAGGTCAAAGTCAACATATTCTTCTGCTAATAGTTCCCAAACAAAATCTTTGTTATCTGCTACTTCTTCAACCTTATCTTCAACGTATTCGTCTTGTATTGTATAGTCCACTTTAGCCTCGTATGGGTTGTTAAGATAATATTCGTAATGGTCGCTCATTTCCAATTCCTCCATTTTGCTATTAATTCAAAGATAACCAGGATTGCACATACTACTGCACCACCTAAAGCTAATATTGCAAGATTGTCTAACATTTTTTATCTCCGTTTGCGTTGTTGATGTGTGTATATTATTCCGAGATTGGAACTGTGTCAAACATTATTTGCAATTATTTTTAAATTGATTATGCAATATTGATAAGTAAAATTAATTATGTGTTAGTTTATTTTTGTGCGTAAATGTAAACCATTAGTTTAGATGTAGATATATGTCTTGACTTTTTAGTCATTTTGTGGTAGTATTACGATAACAAATGAAAATTTGTCTGTCGCTTGCAGGCGATTATTAGAGTAGCCATTAGTCAAAGCCCTGCTTCCTACTCGGAAGTCCTGCAACCAGCCCTAAAAAGCTGGAGGGTTTTGTCTAGTGGCTTTTTTTTGGACTAAATATATGCACTTCTTTCAATTCAACATAGGTGACTATCAAAGTCACACCAAACATTTAACACCAATGGAAGATATTTGTTATCGCAGACTTCTTGATTGGTATTATCTTCACGAGCAACCAATTCCTAATGACATTTTAAAAATTTCTAAACTTTTATTGCTTCCAAAATATAACAAGGAAATTGAGTCAATTTTAGCTGAATTTTTTGAGCTTACAAATGATGGTTGGGTAAATCATAGGGCGGATAAAGAAATACTTAAGTTTCAAGGGTTTAGTGAAGCTGGTAAACGTGGCGCAGCTAAAAGGTGGTCAAAGGGAGGTGATAGCCCCCCTATAGCCCCCTCAACAGGGGGTGTAACATACCCTAATGCTAAACAAGAAACAATAAACAATAAACATAAAACAAGAATATCAGATAACTTTCAAGTTAGCGATTATGTTAAAGATTGGGCTATTAAAAATAGATATGACTTGCGTATGGTAGAGAAACATAAAAATTATTTCATTGCTGCTTGCAAATCTAGCTCTTACGAAAAAGAAAGCTGGGATGATTTCTTTATTAAAGCTATGATGGATAATTGGGCTGGATTTTCCAATCCTAAAGGTGGAGTAGTTTTATGAACCCATATTTAATTACAGAGCCAACAGTCATCTCATTCTCTGGTGGTCGTACATCAGCTTATATGCTTTACAAAGTTTTAGAAGCTAACAATGGACTCCCTAAAGAGGGAATTGTGTGCTTCGCCAATACAGGCAAAGAAGAAGAAGCTACATTAAAGTTTGTTAATGATTGTTCTATACATTGGGATGTGTCTATTGTGTGGCTAGAGTATCGCAAGATTAAACCATTTTATGAGCTAGTTACTTACGAAACAGCTAGTCGTAATGGTGAGCCTTTTGAGCAATTGATTGATAAAGCCAAATATTTACCTAATCAATCTCAAAGATTTTGCACCCAGGAACTTAAAGTAAAAGCTATTCACAGATATTTAAAATCTATAGGGATTAAAGAATACGATACTTTTGTTGGTATTCGTGCTGACGAGCAAAGACGAGTAGCTAAAATATCTAAACAAGAAGATAAACTAATGCCATTGGCGAAACTCGGTGTTTCAGAAAAGGATGTATGGGAGTTTTGGAACAATCATAGTTTTGATTTGCAATTACCTAAAGCATCTGGTGCATCTAACTGCGATTTGTGTTTTTTAAAAGGAACGGCTATTCTTACTAGCCTTATTCAGCAAAATCCACAAAGAGTTGTATGGTGGGAAAAGCAAGAAGAAAAAATTGGTGCAAGGTTTGCAAAAGACAAACCAACTTATAAACAAATGGCAAAATTTAATAGGGAACAGGCTCAATTGTTTGTTGATTCAACAATAGAATGTTTCTGCGGAGATTGAGATGATAGTTAATCCTAGAAGTTTATTAACAGAGATAGATGCACTTTATGATGGTGGCATAGCTAAAGGTCATACAACGGGGTGGACAAATGTGGATGAATATTTTACTGTTAAGCATGGCGAATTTACTGTTATTACAGGGATGCCTTCGCATGGGAAATCAGAGTGGCTCGATGCTTTATGTGTTAATCTTGCATTACATCACAATTATCGTATTGCTATGTTCAGTCCTGAAAATCATCCTTTAGAGATGCATGCAAAAAAGATTATTGAAAAATACGCTCAAAAGCCATTTTTTGGTAATCAACGTATGAGTCAAGAGGAAATGTATGATGCGTTAGATAGGATGAATAAAAACTTTTCGTTTATTAAACCAAGCGAAACAGAGTTCACTCCTATGCACATTATTAATGAAGCATTGCCTTGGCTAGATATGTCTATTGCTCAACCTCGTGCGCTGGTGATTGACCCATGGAATGAGATGGACCATTACAGACCAGCAGGATTAAATGAAACTGAATATATTAGTCGCATATTGACTGAACTGCGTAGGGCTGCTCGTGAATACAAAACACATTTATTTTTGGTAGCTCATCCGATGAAGATGGCTAAAGATAAAGATGGTAATTATCCTGTGCCTAGACCTTATGATATATCAGGTTCTGCTCATTGGTATAACAAAGCTGATAATTGTATTGCAATTTGGCGAGATGTAGCTAATAATCCTCAACAGACGCAGGTTCATATACAAAAGGTACGCTTTAACAGTACAGGGCATCCAGGAACAGCTCATTTGCTATATGACTACAACAAAGCGACATATATTAACGAGCAAGCATTTTATAGGAGCTTGTAATGTGGGTATTACTAGATGATGATGGTCAACCTGTTAGATATTTTGATTATGCTGCTGAAGGCGCAATTGAGATTGTTGAGCCAAAGCTAACATTAGATGAATTATTTGAAAAATGTGGAGAATGTTTACTATGAATAAAGACGAAGCAATACACAAAGCATTAAAAGTTTTAAATTGTTTAAACAACGACAGAGTATATGAAACTGCATGGGTGAAAGGCGCAATCAATGCGTGCGAAGAAGCACTAGAACAACCAGAGTTTGATTACAACACAGTATTTAGTCATGGATATGAAACACATAAATCCGAAAGAGAGTATCCAACTAAAGAGGAAATGTTGGATATAATATTTAAAGCAACATATCAACAACATAATAGTGTTAAATTATTGCACCAAAACGAAGGTTCAATCACTTTTAGTAACCCAACTGCAGATTGGGTAATGCGTATTACTTCTGACCGAAAAATTGAAGTCAATGAAGATGTTGAAGTGACAGAAGCCGCACAAAAAGTATTGGATGCCATGCAACCATTGCTAGATAAACAACAACCAGAAGGCAAAGAGTTTTTTGAAAGAGGTAAAGAAATAGCACGATGGGCTGATAAACAAGCGCAAGAACCTGTGGGATGGTTTCAATATTCAGACTATCAAGGATATTCACAAGTGCAAGAGGAATATAAAAATGATGCAGATGTTGTACCACTCTTCACCCACCCTCATCAATGGCAGGGATTAACGGATGATGAAGTGCATGACATCAAAGCTAAAGCAATTATTGGTGCAAAAGGAATGTCAGCTGAACAATTGTTATGGTTTATTGTTTCACTTACTGAACAAGCATTAAAGGAAAAAAATAATGGATGAATATTTAATTGGTGGATTTTTCTTTGGATTATTTATGACTGCTATTTACCCTTTATCAATAGAAAGACAATGTGTTGCTATATGCACTTCAATACTAGGTATCGCATTAATAATTCATTCATCTTTACAAATTTGAACAAGCATTAAAGGAAAGGAATCATGGATAAAGTTCCTGTATTTGTTAAAAAGATTAACGTACCTAAACCAGCTACATTATCTTTAGATAAAGTGCGTGAAATAAAACATTTGCTTAACAACAATGTTCCTGTTAAGGTTATAGCACTTGATTACAACCGAAGCCAATGTTCTATTTATGCTATTAAACATGGCTTATCTTATAGGAATATTGTATGAGCATAAATGACTTTGTAAAAGCTATTAGGGAATGGGATAAAGATGCAGAATTTTATGCTGAAAAGGATGGAATTGTGTATCAATCAAAAAATTGGAAAGTAGAATATTTTGATGGAAATAAAACGGAGATAATCCCACATGTCGCAACAAAAATGCCCGACCTGCGGACAGGTAAAAAGAAGAAGTAATCCACAGAACGCAAGATTGCATTTATTGTTTGGTGAAATTGCTGAAAAAGTAAAAGCAAAAGATGGTCTATATCATTCACTTCAATGGTGGAAATGTATGTTAGTTGATAGATATTTAGGCTATGATGAATATTTAAGACCAGATGGAAAAACATTATATGTAATGAAACATACTTCAAATCTAAATGTAGAAGAATTAAATCAATTTATGGAGCGCTGCGAAAAATTTGCAGCAGAAAGAAATGTATGGCTACAAGATTAACTCAAAAAAGATTAAAAGAAGCATTGGATTATAATGAATCTAATGGAATATTTATTTGGAAAAATCCACATTTAAAAAGTAAACATAGAATTGGTGAAATAGCTGGCAGCAATACAACTGGATATTGCAAAATAAACGTAGATGGAAAAAGTTATCCAGCTCATCATTTAGCTTGGTTTTATATTTACGGAGAAATGCCTAAAAAAATTGACCATATTGATGGAAACGGACTAAATAATGCTATTTCTAATTTAAGATTAACAACTGCTTATCAAAATTCATGGAATATGAAAATAACAAAAAGAAATACATCTGGAATAAAAGGAATATCTTGGTATAAAGCAACAAAAAAATGGTCTGTTGAAATTATGGCTCAAGGTAAAAAAATATTTTTAGGCAGGTTTGAAGATTTAGAATTTGCAGAATTAATTGTTAATGAAGCAAGAGCTAAATATCATGGCGAATTTGCGAGGGAAAAATAATGAGTAACTTTGCAGCATCTAATGAAATAACAGCACAAAAACTAGCATTTAATCGTGCAGTCATGTATTCACTTATTATTGATGAGCATAAAACATGTCAAGAACTAGCCAAGCTAATGTTCTTTAGCACAGCTTCAGCGTTTAAATATTGTAAATGGCTAGAATCTTATGGCTTTGTTAAAGCAATCGCTGTAAAAGGCAAAAAAGGCATTGCACAAGCATACAAAGCGCACAATCCTGACAAGTTTCCGTGGCCTAAAGGTTATTTAGAATCTAAAAATCCACGCAAAGAATACTTTGATTCACTTTATCCTGATTTGCATAAAGAGTTACGGGACGCAATCTTTGAGGGTAAAATAAGCCATGAAGTCGTAAGAACACATAGAGAATCTGATGTAACTTGGCATGATGAACGTAAGCTTAACAGAAAGCTAGACCGTGGTTATTTAACATCATCAATGGCTGGAGAATTTAGTGTCTGAAATCATTAAAAACTGCACATTGCATAACATTGATTGTATGGAATACATGAAGTCATTACCTGACAATGCTTTTGATTTGGCTATTGTTGACCCGCCTTATGGTATTGGCATATCAAGCAATCCTGTTCGCCAGCAACATGAAAAAAAAGAATGGGATAATGCAATTCCAAAAAAAGAATATTTTGATGAATTAATGCGTGTAAGTAAAAATCAAATTATTTGGGGTGGCAATTATTTTTTTGATTATCTTGGTAATACACAAGGATTTTTAATTTGGGATAAAGTGCAACCGCATGATTTTAGTTTGGCAATGTGTGAATTTGCTTGGTCAAGTATTCAATATCCAGCAAAAATGTTTAGGCAATCTGTTTTGTTAGAAAAAAACAAAATTCACCCAACACAAAAGCCAGTTAAACTTTACGAATGGTTATTAACAAATTACGCTAAACAAGGTGACAAAATACTTGATACGCATCTAGGCTCTGGTTCACACGCTATTGCTTGTAACAATCTAGGTTTTGAATTAGTTGCTTGCGAGTTAGATAAAGATTATTATGAGGCTTCTATTAAGCGTATTAAAGCTGAAGCATCTCAAGAAAGGTTATTTTGAACTATCGCAATAAAAAACTATTAGAACTATGCAGACAACTTCCATGTCAAGTATGTGGACGAAATAATGGCACCGTTGTAGCTGCTCATCGCAATGAGGGTAAAGGCATGGGTCTTAAAGTTTCTGATGCGTTAGTTTGCTCTATGTGCTTTGAGTGCCATTCAGAAATGGATAACGGAAAAAGTTTAACTAAAGATGAGCGTAGAGATATGTGGAACAGAGCTTTTATAAGCACTATGAAAGAATTTATTGAGCGTGAATGGTTGGTGGTTAAATGATTACATTAACGCTTCCTTGGCCTTCTAGCACCAACCACTCGCACCATTATGGTAGCGGACGCAAATTCTTAAGCAAAAAAACTAAAGAGTTCCGTGAAAAGGTGCAAGAAATTGTAATAGACGCAAAATGTGGCAAGATTACAGGAAGGCTTGCTGTGTTTTACGCATTTTACCCCCCAGACAAAAGACGCAGAGATATAGGAAATTATGAAAAACAAGCAACTGATGCGCTGATGGAAGCTGGTCTGTTTGATGATGACGAGCAAATAGATTTTATATGGCTAGTGCGTAGACCAACAGTCAAGGGCGGTAAATGTGTAGCTGTGTTAGTTGAACATGAGAACGTAGGCGAAATTCTTAACCAATATGAAAGCTTTGTATAATGGATAGTGAAAAAGTTAATTATTACCTAGATATATGGAAAGAATACATGAAACCATTTAGTCATAAATTAGGATATAAAACTAAATCATCAGGATTTCTCACGGGCGGTATTCATAGCGTAGAAGATTGGGAAAACGAAGGCGATAGTCAAATAGGACCAATTGTTGATACTTGCATAGACGATTTAAATGCAATAGAAAAGACTGCAATTTATGTTCGATGGTTAGGAGAAGTTACTTTAGTAAATCCTATTATGATTGAAACGCATTACAATGTGGCTACAGCAAAATTAGCAAAAAAATTACAAGACAAAGGTCTTTATTAATGAACGATGAAATCAATAAAGTCCTAGAATGCAACATTTTCATTGAAGGCGTAGCATATCCTATTATTAGAAAAATATACTTTCATCGTGAATCAGGTGGATTGAGTAGAATCCCTGCATTTGCTGCTATAGGTAAGCGTGATGACATAGCAAAAGAGATTGGTTATCAATTAAATCGCATAGGATACAAAAAACTTGACAAATAATGCAAATAGTGCTTGACACAAAGTCAAAAGTATGATATCATGCTCAACAGTTGGACTTCGCACGTCTATATGATATGCAATCTAGCATTTAAACTCATCTCCGAGTTTCAGCCCATCCTAAAAGCCTGGGCTATTTTTTTGGGCGAAAGTAAATACTGTTTAAGGTTTGGTCGTTACCAGCGTAGCAAAAACGATAACACAGCATAGCAAGTAACCCAATTTATTCAAAGGATAACTATATGCCGTACAACGAACAACAACATAAGCTTTTTGAAGCAGCAGCGCACTCCGCTGAAGTTGCCAAGCGTGTAGGTATCCCTCAAGACACAGCAGCAAAGATGGCATCAGAAGGTGTCAAGGGTAAGAAAAAAGACCCTAAAAAGCTTGCTAGTGCATTAATGAAGATGTAATGAAGCATCGAAATAAAAAAATAGAAGCTAATAACAAATGGCAGTCTTACTTAAATAAACAATACAGAATATCTAGAAAAGAAATAGTAGATTACTTTGTTAAGTTAGCTATTAAATAACATTCAGGGCAAACTGACTGTCCAATGGGGAACTACGCTCGAACAACCCCTTATAAGGGTAGACTTAATTGTCTGTAGTGACTGATAGGAAAGACTATCAATTCATTCCAATTTTATGAGGCGTAAGACCACTCTTATGTACATACATGACCACGAAAGCCCAAAACTCTAACACATTGAATAATAAGCCAAAGGATACAATGTCTTATGGCGATAAACGCAGACAAGAGAG